TCGTAGGAACTTGGTGAGGTGCGCCTCCCCATAACTACGACTGTCCACCACAACAATTATATGTAGTAACAATCAGATTCTCTGCCATTTTCAATGTTTGGTAGAGAGCCTAAATGGTGTTTGGTGTAAAAATGCTTGGAAAGTGTAATGCCTTTCTCAACTGTCACCAGTATAGCAAAAATGATTAAATATGTCAATAGCCTTGAGCTTTATCCATTGCTTTATAGAACTGACTTTCGGCTAATTCATCTTTAATTTGAAGATATATTTGGACCGTCGATATATCACTGTGCCCTAGCAATTTCTGTATTGTCATAAGATCGCATCCAGCTATTAGTAGACGCACTGCAAAACTATGTCTTAATTGATGAGGTGTTATATGAATATCTGCATATTTCTTAAATGCTCGTTGGATCCACACTCTAGCTGTTTTATCGTTTGTATTGAATAGAGGACCAGATAATCGGTTGTAGTCTGTCGCGAATTCATCTATCTTGTCTTTTAATCGTTTAGTTAGGAATACTGTACGATCCTTAGAACCCTTACCCTTTACGTATAAGTTTAATCCATCTATATCCCTATAACTAACATTGGCAATCTCTGAAATACGTAATCCAGTGTCGTATGCAAAATCTATTAGCATGTTTATATGCCGCTCTTTCGCGTTATTTGACGTCCTGTTGAGTACTAGTTGTATAACATGATGTTGTATATATCTTGGTCGTGGTTTAGCGTTCTTACGTGACTTAATAAGCTCAGAATTAATACAGTTTAGATTCATGTGTTCATTGCACCATTTGAAGAATGCTTTTATTACTCGTTTTGTTGAGTTTGTGGTTGAAGCTGCATGAGTTTTTCTGTATTCATAAAAATAAAAATCGAGCCATCTAAGCGACAGCTCGGTTATATTAGTTTTGTGTAATTCGTCACAGAAATTAACAAATTGTTTAAGACGTACCACTCTAGTAGCTACTGTGGCTGGTGACATATCTTCGACTATTGCTGAATAATGAATAAATTGAAACGCTAGCTCTCTGATGTTCTCTGTCTGATATTCTACGTCTAGTACTTCATCTATTTTCTGTAATTCACTTATTACAGTAGCTCTTGATGTTGTGATTGATAGAATTGGTGCGGTCATTCTTCTCTCCTTAGAGTGACTTAGGTTTAATTTGTAACCTTTACGCCCCAATTGTTCTATTTTACAGATTTTTTAAGTCAATGTAATGTTTTTCATGACATTTATGACATCCTTTAACTATAAAATACGGTGAAGTTGGACCGCTATATTTACGTATTTGACCCTTCATGACAGTAGCAAAATGATCAATCTTGATAATCTGTTTGTACACCTTCCATTCGTGTTCACAGCCATTTTTATTCTTACGTAATAGTCTAAGTTGTTCTCGATCTGCTTTAGCCTTATTAATCCGTTCAATAAGTTTACGCCTAGCTTCTTTAGTATCAAAACTCATACGCCTGCCTTTTTGCATAAATACGTAAATAATCGTCCTGGAGTTTGTTTTGCCTCTAGTGCAGTTTCTGCTAATTGCCAAACCGTAGCTTCTGGTAATTTCCAGAACACTTTACAGTAAAATGCGAAGTATTGTTCGTTCCCAAACATCTGACATAATCTAGTCGCCATATTCTCTATTTGCTTAGATTTAGCATACTTATCACGACTAATATTAGTATTAGAATTAGAATTATAGTTTCTATGAAACTTTTTTGCATTAGCATTAGAATTAATATTAGTGGTTTTCACCTCTGTTAACCCTCCAAATTTTGAGCCAACAGCTAACTAGCACCATTACTAGCTCTGGCGTTTTACATTTCCGAGGAGTTTTCCACAAGTCCGTAGTGCTAAGGGCTTGACAGAAAAATCCTATTTTTTAGTATTTCAGGGCAAAATAAAGCGGCCCCAATCGAAAGAAAACCTTTTTTCAATCGATAGAGGCCGGCAATCTGAAATTGATACTTCTATCCTAGCAAATATTTTACGTTCAGTCAACTGTTCGGGATTTCCGAATAGTTCAGTTGTTCGGAATTTCCGAATTACTCAACAAAAAAACTACCCTCGATCAAAAGTAGTAGTTTTTTATAGGATTACAGAGCTATCTGAATTATTCAACGGCTTCTTTCATCTGTCGTACTAAGTCTAGAATAATAGTCTTAGCCGCAGATAATCCAGCCGCAATTGCAGATAACGCAGTAGCCATCGTTAAGGCGTATAATTCGTGCCAGCTCGCCGCGAATAGCAAGTTCACTAGGTTTACACCCGCAAGCAAAAATGTCGCGATAAACGTCTGTAAGAATGTCCATCCAGAGCGAATAGCTACGTCTTTATAGTTGATATTCTTTAATGCTTCTAGTGATTTCATATCTCCTCCTACTATTTTTCCTCAGTACCGTACACGCCGCGAGATTCACGCTCAACCTTACGATTAGCCAGCCACATAATAGCTTCCTCAATTTTCGTAAGAGCTAAACTGTTTTCACGACAAGGCAATCCTCGGTTGTAGTCTGCTAGTTTTGAGTAAGCTACAATAAGCAAGTCCTCAATAAATACACCGTTGCGCTCTGTGGTAGCTGTGCCGCCAGTTTGAAACTTGATTTTCAGTACCTCTTTGCCCGCGATATTAAGAGAAACTTCGTCGCCTGGCGTGCCGCGATTCAGTTCATTGTGCAATTCTTCTAGTGCATTATATTTGGTAGTTTTCATACTTCCTCCTTATTTCTTAAACTTAAAAATACTTAGTAGAAAATCGATAATCTTCTCTAATAGGCTTTTATTCTTAGCAACATCTTGACTTAATTTGCCGATAGACCTCATAACATCTTCATTTGTTGGTTGTGGTGCTAGCGGTTGCTCCTGTGGCTTTTCTTTGATTTGAGGTGTTTGTTGTATCTCTGGTGTCTTTGGTGCTGGTTGTGGCTGAGGGCGTTTTTCTGGTCGTGGCGTGCCTGCATCTCCATTTGCCAGTTCACGTACTCGTTCCGCTAATACCCAGATGCCGTCATCTGCCATTTTTAGCTGTAGGTATCTCTTTCCGCCTTCAGTCGTTTCGTCTAATACCTCTGTGCCACCGACAATTCGGAAGTAATCCCCTGTATTTATCTCACCGTCCAGCAGATATCCGTCTTTATCCGTCTTCACCGCCACAGAAACAGGTACGCCGTTATCTTCCCAATCAAACTCATCAATCAATCGGTTACATCTAATTTGTCGTAAATCGAATACGGTTGCTACTTCATCTGCATAATATACTTCAGGAAGTGCTACACGCTTAGCTTCTTTTGGTTTGCCTACATATCGATAGAATGCATATGGTGGGCAACCTGAAGCACTCCAGAGCCAGTCGTGATTGTCTATTACAATACCTGCTTGATAGCGACAGTTAATGACATTATCTGCGTCCGTAAACATTCCTGTATGACCCAATGCACCTCCAGAATTGCCACGAATACCCCAAATGAAGATATCTCCTCGTTGTGTGTCCGCTTCGCCGTTAGCGTCCTCAGGTAGTCGTACCCAACCATTCTTTTCTAGGGCGTCAAATAAAGTATCAGTATTTCCTATCCAATAGCTTGCAGGTAAAAGACCTGCTTCTTTTAGAGCGTGATATACAGAGCTTGAGCAGTCGTACGAGTTTGGACCATTCCGACTTTCCATCGAATAAAAAACTCGACCTTTACGTGCGTAAAACCAAGCTAGTGCTTTTTCTATCATTTTGTTACCTCCTTTACTTTTTCTATTACTTCAACGGGTGCTCTATTTTGAATAAGGTGGGTAAATTGAGTAAGCAAAAATAACCCTACCGCGCCTATAAGTACGGTTAGACCTGTATATTTGATGATTACTCCTACAAATTTCTTTTCGCCAGTAACGATAGCTTTTATGAAGACATTGCCATCTAGTGTATCGTTATGGTATTGAATTGCTTTGATATTCTTTTCAATATCATTTATTTTTCCATCTACATATTTATTTCGCTCTACATATTCAGATTCACGCACTAGCCCGTCTAGTTTGGCTAATATTTGAGCTAATGATGGTTCTGCTACTTTTTCATTGAACACCTCTAGTTTGACTAGGCGTTCGCTTAGGTCTGTGTTTGATCCTGGCATATAAAAAACGGAAGCCTTTCGTCTTTATACGTGCTTCCGTTTCTTGAGATCACACTGGTTAATTTATATTATTATTTTACCATTTATACATTAGTCAGACAAGATTGACTTTACGACAATGCCTGGCAATAAATATAGTACTGAAGAACAGGACACTGGTCACAAGTGGATTGACGGTCGCCCTATTTATCGTAAAGTTGTGCGTGGCACTGTGAATATGACTGGTAACAGTACGTCGAGGCTCGCTCATGGTATTCAAGGCTTAACTAGTAGATGGGAACTAATAAAATATTATGGCAATATGCGGCTTGGCGGCACTTTATCAAATAATCTAACAAAGCAAGCACTGCCTTATGTCGAGAATACTCACCAGTCGGGAATAACGTCAATAGACGATACTAGTGTAACAATATCAGGTAGCTACCCCTGGGGCAATTCAGAAGTTAGTATTGTGTTAGAGTATGTTAAGTAGTCTAAGCTTGACCAATCGCTATCCAGTTAAAGTAGTAAGCACCCTCTAGCCAAGCTCCGTCAAAACGACGGATAGTTGCCTTAAATGATGAGTTAGTAATCTTTAATGCACTCATTGTTGCAGCACCCCACGTATCGAGCGGGGAATCTGTCCAAGCGTCGTTGGGGTTGGGCGTGTATCCAATGAATGTACAGACTACTACGGGGAATGTGTCCTTCTTAAACTGGTTTGTAAAATATATATCGGTGGTAGCTTCAAGGGCGCGAGCAGTTACTAATATTCTGGCAGTACCGCACTGTATATTCACAGGTTTATCGGTAGTTGTGTCATTGCGTTTTACTTTTACTTTTTCCGCAAGTGGCATAGTCGTAAAGTCTATCTTGTCGGCTGTAATAGACCCCTCTTTGAGTGCGTCTTTTGTAATACTGTCTTTGGCTATATTCTCAGCCCCTACAGCACCTTTTTTTAGAGAACCGTCGCTGTTATGAGATTCTAGCATTGCCTCGGCTAGATCTTGCGCCCAACCAGCAGTAGGACCAGCTTGAACAATATCTCCAACTAAGTTACCATCATCTATTGCGTTATTCTGGATTTGTAAACTAATAATCTGACCAGTAGCCTTATTTGCCATACCCTTCCAGTCTCTCTGGCTACCTGGGACCACTTTACCAGTTGAGTCTACTCTATACGTCATAAAATGCACAGCAGTATCTTCAGTCCAACCAGTCAAACTATCTACAGATAGAGTGTCAGAATTTGCGGGTCGTGGGGTAACTACTCGCGCTACGTTAGGGTTGCTGCCGTCTTTTACTTTTGTAATTTTGTCACTAACACTTGCCATTCTGTTATTCCTCCTTTAGCTTTGGTCTTTCGTGCCAATATTTACGTATTCAAATACCACTCTCGATATGCTGTAACTTACGCCAGGGTCTGATGAACTCCAGCCATATTGCACCCAGTGAGCGTCCTCATCTACTTCTAGCTCCACTTCTTCGCTGGCAGAGTTAAAGGTTTCAGGTATGCCTCTCACCTCACTCCATCCGATAGAACTCCAACCAACGCCTGGCTCGCTCCATCCAGTACGACTTGAAGACGCTCCGAAAAATCTTGTCTCTGTAAATGTCTGCAGCCCGTCTTCTGTTTTAATAGTGGCGGTAAGATTAATACGACCTTGAGGTCTGAGCAGTACAAATACCACCTTGAGTACACGCGCCCAGTCCCTTCCAGTTTCTTCAAATCGCAATTGACCGCTTTGTGCGCTAGTGTTAAACGGCTTACCATCATCAACTGTAGTTGCACCCTTAGACAGCTCGACTATCTTGTTTCCTTGAACTATTAAGAAGTGAGTTATACCTGAGTTATCGTTATATAATGTCATCCAGTCAGCACGAATACTCCACGGCTTCATCCACGCGCCCCTACGGTCGGTGTCATAAATCCATATCTGATTGTTGTAGTCAGCGGCAACAGGTAGTGCCCAATACACGCGTCCTTCAAATGCTAGACCTACGGCTTTTTCTATAGCTTTACTGTTTAGGTTGCTAATAGCATCTTGAATAGTGTTAGTAATTCGTCTTGTAGATAGGACGTTCTGTAATTGTGGTAGAGTTCCTGTAGTATTAAATCCGCCACGACTTGGATATAGTAGGTCGTTATTGTAAATGACTACAGCGTCAGGGCTATCTGTACCGTCAGCACCAGTATCTTCTTGTACTTGCCAGACTGTAATAGTATCTTCACCGTAAGTAATATTTGTTGGTGTAATATAGAATCGTTTACCAGTACCGTTTGTACCGTTTGCTAGGACCGTCACTTTAGGATCGCCTTTACCATCGCGATATGGTCGTACTGCAAATGGCACCTCCTTGGTACCATTTCCTACTGGCGTATATCCACCGCCATATCCAGGTGAGAAGTCTAGCTCATGACCATAATCACCACCACGCCATACATAGAATAGATTGTCTTTATCGCCAGTCATCCATATACGGCCATTGACTACATCGGCTCGTGTTGCTTTTGGACCAGCCGTGTTATTGTCTTTTGGTAGAGGTACTGACATGTCTAGGCTACGCGATCCATTATCTACAAATACTGTCTGATCCATTGGTAGTGCGGCAGCTAGACGATAAAGTGTAGGCTCTCCGCCGCCGTCAACACCAACACCACAGTAAATATTCCACGACTTAGCTTCTGTACTATCTGGACGCTTGACCGACAGGTTATGTTTTTCACCGTTCCACATATCTCGGTCTGTAGAGATTGCTTGAGATAATAGAGGCGATCCTGCAGTTTCACCAACAGTAGAGTTAAAGGTAACTGCATAAAACACCTTAAATCCTGTACCAGTTAGCCCTACGTTTTTATCTAGTATTGGCTTTGCTGGGTCTGATATTTTCTGAAATGCTACTATCTTCTTTGTTGGTATATCCAAGTAGCTAAGAGTATCTTCTCCATTCATGACTAGAAGATTGTTGCGTATCTGCTTGAAATGACCGCGGGCTGATTCGTGATATTCTTTACCTTCTACAACTTGCCAGGCTGGGTCTTCACCTTTAGCTATACATAGCTTTGTTTTGCCATTTATCCTTTGAAGGCAAGCTAGCCAGTTTACAGAGCCATCTTTTGTAGTGCTACGAAATTCAGCCAATTCACCTAAGACTGTTCCTAGTGGTTGGGGACCATATTTAGCAGTACCATGTCGCACGGTAATGACAGAGTCCTGATCCAATATCATATTCTCAGACGACCTTAGACCTCTTAGCGGTGAGCGACCATCATCAAATGCAGTGACTACGCCGTTTGTCCAGTCCTCAACCGACAGCCGCTGTATTTTTGGCGCTTTAGTGCTGCTAGGGAGTTTTAGCATATGTCAGACACTCCTGGAATCATACTTAGAGGTGCATACTTAGCTTGGCTAGCATTATTCTCTACCATTTTCTCCATTAGCTGGTTGGCTTCATTGATGAGATTGCCGTATTGGTTCTGCAGAAGAATGTCGTTGCGAGCATATTCAGCCGCACACATCACCACTAGCCACATTGGATTGTCTACTGGGACCATATCGCTTGGGCTTGTCAGCAGTGGGGCGCGTAAATATACAGGTATTGTTATTTGTCCGCCCAGTACAGGGTCATCACTTCGTATAGGATCGATAAATACTAGTTTATTGCCACAGATAGTGCAGCAGTCTTGCCCCTTATACATTCCCGCTTGCTCTGGTGGCACTGTAGTATATTCTTTAATCTGATTGTCTTTTTTGACCTTTATAGTGTCGCCGTATACGTTGCTTATCTTGGCAACCTTAGTAAAGTCAATATCATATTCCTGATTCGTCGATAGTGTTCCGATATTGTAATTAGGGTCATATAAAGACTGCCAATCGACATTAGGTTCACTTTGCCATACAGGGATATACATGTTAGCAATACCTAGTATTTTCTGGTATTTCTTGTCTGTTTCTGGTAGGTTGCGCACCTTACCAGTAGCTTTCAGCATGACTGCCGACATAAGTTGCGTAGTGTTCATGGCGTTTTTCCTAAATTAAAAACACGGAGCCGGCTTATTATTGCCAGACGCTCCGTGTTCTTTAGGTCACGCTGTTTTCTGCTTATATTATATCATAATTATCACTATTATGCTTTCTTAATGCGGATTCGCGTGTTTTTGCTGGTACCTGCACCATTCCACTTTTTTAATGTATTAGTTATCTGTTTTTGAGTGTTAGTCTTGTTTATTAGGTTTTGTCCGATTTGGTTTATACTTGTGTTTTTTGCGGATGATTCGTTAGCTTTTGGTGCAGAAGATGTTAGACTCATACTCTTAGCGGTTGCAGAAGCTAGTGGAGACGCACTACCACCGCCGCTTGACCTACCACCTCTTCGTCCTCTACCCCTTCCACTACCTGAGCGTCCAGAGCCACCTGAGGTATCTTTGGTTATCTTATTGCCGTCAGTGTCAAACTGAGTAGCGTTAAGGGCGCGTGCTTCCTGTTTAGTGATGTAACCTTCAGCGCGTAGCTTATTGATTACACCATTTTTAGCAAACATTTGTCCTGTAATACTCTTTCGTCGACCATTGGCTAGTTCTTGTATTAGATCCTCATGTGATGATTCTTGAGCCTTTTGACGCCAGTAATTATCCATCAGGCTTACTTCGTTATGAGATGTCATCGCACCGTACTCAATTTGATCCTTTGTATATCCAGATTCTTTGTAGTAGCGCTCTTTTACCCAGTCTGGCAAGCCTTTGTATTTACCAGTCATCATATTGACGGCAGTTTTAGCTTTATCTACCTTTTCTGTACCGTTCTGTAGCTTGTTTAATGTTGCATTGAATGAAGTAAACTCTTTTTTAATAGTTGATGTTTTATCAATATCATACGCCTTCATCCAGTTGCGATAAGCTTCATCACCTTGTCCTTGAGATTGAGCAAGCTTTTTGTATACACCTTTTTCTACGTTACCATTTTTGTTTACTAGCAATCCGTCTTGGAATGTATAGTCGCCCTTCTTTAGTTTCTTCTTAATTGAAGCGGCTTCTTTCTTGCTTAGTCCTTGTAGGTCTATTTGATTATCTGTTGCTTGTTTTTGTTGTGGGTTATTGTTGGTTGGCATGTTTATTTGCAGACCGCTAGACGCGTTAGCGACTAGACCACCAGTCTTAAATAGATTGACCCACGAGTTCTTTCCTTCTTCTACTTGCACTGGTATTAGTGCGTTTTTACCGAATAGAGCACCTTGGACAAGATTGAATGGATTGTCTTTTTCAAACTCAACCTTTGTCTCACCATTGCCGTCTTTTACTTCGCCAGAGTGAGCTGCCGCAATACCCTGAATAGTTTTCTTTAATTGGCTACCTGCTGGCAATTGACCTAGGATGTTATACATAGCGTCTTTAGTTTTTGCTTCTGCCTTATCGTCATCACCATCTTCACGCGCTTTAGCTGCCTCATCCAATTTACCCTTAGTGTCAATCAATTTACGAGGTAAATCAACAACTGGTATTGTACCGTCGTAACGTCCTAAGTTGCTCTCTTTACCAAATAGCTTCTTGCGGTCGTCTTTTGTTGTTGCGGTATTAACTATAGCTGTAGCTATAGGTACGGCTGTAACTGCCTGGCCAGCTACTTTTTGGATTGTACGCTCTAGCTTAGTCTGTACCGAATTGTCTTTATCGTCATCGTCGCCACCACTTAGCCAGTCGCCTACAATCTCGATTAGTGTACCTAATGGATCAACCCCTGGCTTATTTCCAGTTAGCGCTTCTATCGCACTATATGCAATTGCCGTATTAACAGCAAGTGCCACTCTTTGTTTATTAGTCATCTGGTTCCATACATAACGGTTCTGTTGTGTAACTTCTCGCGTGAACTGTAAGAATGATGCAGGCAATAGTCTATTGTATGCCCGTGGGGTGCTTATCTGGTCGCGTAAGGTCACCGTGTCATTAATGAATCGTTCTGCGTATCTAACTGCATCCGCGTCGCTTAGTCCATTATTGATTGCCTGATTATATTTAGCTAAGAAGGTGTATTCAATAACGCCTCTTTCAACTACTTCCATAGGAATACCAGCAGTTTTCATAGTTTTTTCAAACTTGGTGTCATCCGTCAGGTTATCGTCTGCATACCTTAGGGCTAGAGCATCAGACTTCTGTAATATAGCTTTACGGTTTTTTAGCTTGAATGCCTGTATTAATGCTTTCGGGTTGGTTGTAGAGAATAGAGCAGGTAGTGATGCCGTTTGAGCTACCACTGAATTCATATTGCCAACAATCTTAGATAGTGCCGCCTGCTTCATCAATGCCCTACCAGTTGCATCTGCGAATTTTCGCATTTTACTTGGCTCTGTATCATTTACGACTCGTTGGAATGGGTCTGTCTTTCCAGCTAGTCGGTTTGCGTGTTCTTGGACAAATCCGACAAATTGAGTCAGCCCGTTTGCGCTATCAGACATCAGCTTCATAAAGTTTACGTCATTAAGCATCTTATCTAGACTTTCAGCCACATTGTTGGTGGTTTCTTTTAGACCATTTACATCTTTTGCGTCTAGTTTCTCTACGCCAAACTTGTCAGCTTTTTTAACTAGACGACTGAGTTCTTGTATACCGTCTATTTTTCGACCAATTGCACGCTCTAGTCCGTATAGTTTATTTCTTACTTGCGTTAGCTCTTCAGCATTAACATTGCCAGAAGCAGCCGAATTATACAGGGCGTCTACTCTGTCAGCTAGCTTTTGTATACCGCTAGTACCCTTACCTGCAAATTCTTGTCGTGCTTCGCTAGCTGCGCGCACTGCCACTTCCAGAGAGCGGTTCATTGTAATAGCATCTGTCATATGAATGTTGTGTAGGGCTATCTTGCTGTATTCCATTAGTGGCGTAAATGGATCTGTTGGCTTTACGTCACCTACGCGTTGCATAGCAAATTGGTTAAACTTTTGACTTGGTTTGAATAGTCCCGTACGGCCTGCTAATTTAGCTGGTAGTGATTGACGAGATTCAATAGCCACATCTCCGCCAGATAATAGATTCTTGGCACCGCCATACATAGCCGCGATAGCTCCCTTGCCAGACTGCATTTCTCCTAGGTGCGTAATATAGTCTTTACGCTCCATAATTGGGTCTTTACCTAACTCTACCCTCTTTTCGTTTTGGCGAGCTAGCAAGTTCTTGTATACAGCGCGTAAGAAGCTATTGTATTGATCCAGCGCTTCAGCGGCACTCTTTCCATAAACTTCTTCAAATACTTTCAAGCGTTCATCATATGATGGTGATTTTTCGCCGCGTTTTGGTCGCGATGGTTCAATTACATATACGGCGTCTTGTAGCATTTGACGCTTTAGTGGACCATGTTTTTTGGCTTGTTTTAGCAAGTTTTTGCGATAATCTTTTATCTGTTCACCAATAGCGTTGCCTTCTTTTACTGCGGCGGCATTAGCTTGACGAGGTGTTTCAGACATAATATTCAGTAACGCCTCTTTGGTTTTATTGCCGCCCTTCTTAAAGTAGTCAAGGCTGTTGCTTCGCCTTAATGAGCCTGTTATACGGTCTATTATTCCTTCAGTAGTCCATGTTTGACCTGCACCAAAGCGCATTTCTTTGATTTTACTGAAGTCAATATCGTGCATATTCAGGTTCATCTTCTTTTTACCTGCATATATAGTTACGTTGCCGTCAGGTGTCATTTCAATATAGTTACCTAGAATTTGACCAGTTTGTGCATCCACTACTCTACCAGATTCTATATAGTGTTTGTCTGGATCGAATGTAACTAATTTATCACTTGGGCGATATGCCTTTTTATCTCCAGTTTGCATATAACCATCAAAAGCACTCACTAGTTCAGCATTTACACCCTTAGAGTTTTCTCTCCATATGTACTGAATAGCTAGACCGTCATCAAATGCACGCTTAGCTTCATCATTAACTGCCTTATCTGATCTAATATCGTCTATGAATTTCTTCTGTAGTGGTGAAGTTACTTTTGGTGCTTCGGCACCTGTTCGTTGCCATTTACCAAAGATATTTCTGTATTCGTAGAATGAATGGTATGCACCCTTCTCGTCCTTATAAATCATCTGTCGTGTATTGTGGGTAGCTGTATTTGCAGTAGTTGTAGGTGCTGGAACCGCGTGTTCCGCTCCAGGTAGTTTAATCTTTTCTTTTACTTCTGGTGCTATTTCGTCTATTGGGCGTAATCGTCCATTTTCATCTAACATACTACCAGCGCGTGCGTTGGTGTTTAGTAGCGCCCTTTCTCCAGTAATGTCATAGCCCTTTTGTTCAGCCAACTTAGCAAATTGTCTTGCAACAGCTTTTTCGTCAATACCAGTAGCTACACTAGCATTATGTACTATATCTGCTATTTTGTGCCTTGGACCTTCATCTAACCCTCTATTCAGTATTTCTCCTAATGCCTGCTGCTTTTCAATTCTCTCTTTTTCTGCCTTAGCCTCTTCAGCATGTCGCTCTTCTTCCGCCTTCGCTTCTTCTATTTTCTTTTGCTTCTCAGCCTCTACCTTAGCCTCTTCAGCATGTCGTTCTGCAATCATCTTCTGGGCTTCTTTAATGACGTCTGGATCCCTACGCCATTCTGCCAATAGGGTCTTTCTCTCTCTTTCTGCGCGTCGTGCTTCAGCTACTCGCTTAATTTCATCGATAAATGCGTCGATATCGTCATATCCCATCTCCTGAGCAACCGTATCGATATCTCGCTTACCAGTACGGCGTTTATAGTTAGACGGTAGGTCTCCAGCCAACTCCTTTCCTAGGTGGTGTCGTAGGTCGTCTACATGCAGGCGTGGGATACTCCACGTCAATCCATGACTTCCGAGGATATTTGTGTCATTATGCTCTAAGAATAGATTCTGGTCTATATTCTCATATATAAACTCGTCTATAGCCTCTCTTAATTCCCTAGTCATCTTAGGCTTAGGGTTGGCTTCCATTTCGTTAATAGTTTCTTGAAGAGGGTGTTGATAGCGGTTGTCCGTATTGACATCTTGAGCATTGTTTGCTATAGTATCGTCAAGATTCGTGGACTGTAATTGCCCCGTTTCGGACGTATCATCAAGCCTCGACATATTATTTGCAGGATTGGTGCGGCCAGATGACGAATCATTAAAGTAGGTGACGACTCGTAGTTCGTTGCCTTTTTTAATTACTTCGACAATAGCAATTTTATTACCTTCAAGGTTACGCTCCATACGGATGCGCTCTGTATTTCGTACTGACTTACCTTTGATAATTACATCTGGGTCTTCCAGAACATATGGCAATCTACCCAGGTCGGCATCAGTCAGTGGATTAGCTGGCTTTTTGCCACCTTGTCCATGGGTAGATAGCATATGAACGGCGCCATCTCTGTCCATTACGATCCGCGCATCCTTATTTATTGATATGCCAGTATCTGTTTTTATCCTGTCTGACAAATTATCAGACACGCGTGCTAGTGTAAATAATGCACGGCGGCTATTTGCCAGGTCATCAATACCTTTAATCGCGTTAAGCGCTCTTTCAGGATCGATACTCATCGTCCTAACTCGGCCATCGCCACCAGGTACTTGTTGTTTGGTTCTGAACTTCCCCGTCTCCATTTGAGCATAGAATTGCTTAATGGCGTCTTGTTTACCGACAAGCCCCATAATAGCTTCAGTAATTCGGTCATATATTGCTAAGACTTTTTGAGAAATACCCAATCTAGCACCTAGACGCACTTTATCTTCACCGTTTAGTCTTCCGTTGTAGTAATCACTGAATCCGTCGGCTAGCTGTTCTTCTGCTAGTAGGTTCAGGTCATTTCCATATTGACTGCCATATTTGTTTATTAAATAGTCATCTCCATAAGACTCACGGATAGAGTTTAATAGGTCTTGCTTGTTTTCTACACGTGTAAGTAATTTATGTCCTAATTCGTGGTTTAGGGTGTCTTCTGTAAGCTTGTTTAGGTTGATTTGGTCAGTCTTTGGATCGTAGTAACCTAATGCTCTCTTCTGCATTTCATTTTGCCACTCATTAAATACAAGGTTCTCATCGCCTGTTAGTTGTAGGTGGCGTGCTAGAAGATTGTTTTGGCTAGCTAACTCCTGCATTTGAGTGTCTACTCGCTCTTTATCCCCTAGATTATATTTCAATCCATTCTCATCTACCTCACCGATATGATCTCTGGCGTATATAGCCTGCTCTTGAGCTTTACGTAGGTTAATCATGGCTGGAGCATTTTCACTCATTCCTTGACCACGCAAATATTCTTCACGTTGTCGTAAACGTGTTATATGCTCGTTATATGCTCTGACTTGGGCTTCATGCTCTGGATTGAGCTTGTATTTAACGTCTTCATTGACATTTTGGGCTTCTTGTGCTATATTATGATCAGAATCCCCTAGATGGTGTAACTCAGTTGACGGGTTTGTCCCTGCTGGCTCCATGGGGGATTTTCTTGTTGTAGCATTATACAAGAGGTTTTTATTGTTACTGTTACCTATGTCAAAAGTAGTGACATAATCCTTACCCTTGTATCGCACAGGTACTTCGTTGTATGAGAACCCATCATTAGCAAAACCATGCTCTTTAGTATCTATGCTGTGGTCTATTTGTTTTGACTTTTCTATCGCTTCCTGAATCTTAGGAGCAAGCCTTTGCTGAACATTGAACATCTCGCTAGGTGTTTTTTGAGACGTTGCAGTCATTTTTCTATTACCGTTGCGACTCAACTCCACGTCCATCCCATCGCTTGTTCGGTACGGATTGCCAGTTCGCGCCTTCTGTAGATCACCAAAAGCCGCTTGACTGAGGCGTTTTCTCGCATCCCCAGTTATACTGCCCACGGCTTCAGCGACGTTGTATTTCATCTGCTTTGGGTTTAATCGATTAATTACTACTCCATTGTCCCCGTAAGGATTGATCTTATTTCTTACTGCTCCTTTTACACCACTAAATGCACCAGATAGGTCTTGTATGTTTTTTGTAGCTTGTTCTATCAGATAGTTTTCTAGTATTCCTGTTGTTTGTTGGCGTGTGGCAACAGCATTTACATCACCGTGCTGAATATCTGACATATTCTGGGTAACGGCTTGTTTTAGTGCTGGGCTAGCGTTAGGTATAGTATTCTCTACTGCTGGGGCTACATTCACCGACTGGATTGGGTGTAATTGGTTGTTTTGGTTATTAGCTACATTTACTTCTGCCGCTTGCTTGAGTGAGGTGTCGTCCGACGATTGACGCGCTTGACGTTGAGCTATAGCCTCTTTTTCTAGTTTTCCAGTAGCTTCATTTTGATTCATTCGTGCAGTCATTGCACTTGATGGTTGATTGCCAGTCTGTCGCATAGCACCAAAATTAGCCATTCCAGTTGGACCGCCAAGGGCCGTACCCATAAGACCACTCTTAAAGACGCCTTCGTCGTATTTACGGTTAGGGTCGTATGTATGCTTAGCAACTGCATTCTCTGCAAATTGCTGGGTAGATTCTTCTAAGCCTTCTGCTAGACCGCCCGTTATAAGCTTACCCAGTCTTGTTTTGCCAAGAGGCGATAAGACCTTGTCTATCCCAGCTTTCTCTATTAACGCCTGAACTCCCCCGCTAAAATATGCATATGGCAACATCTCACGCGTACCCTTACCATTGGCGTTTGCCTTAGTAATAAAGTCCGCTGAGTGTTCTGCGAACGCACGCGCTGCCGGCAAGGTGCCGCCAGTAGCTACATATGTAGCTGCATCTTGCGCTAATCGCTGGGCGCCTTGACCTGCCTCGTGCGCTAATGCAACGTCCGTGTCATTCTTCTTAAATATGCCCATGTCTTGATCATATTGAGCGTTACGTTGCTTACCTTGTTCTACAATATATTTTCGTGTTCTGGCATATCGCTCATCACCAGTAATGGCATACAGGGCGTCTGCGATACCTAGAGCCCAAGCATCGCCTGAATCACCAATTGTACGGCCAGCGCCGTCAACAACACCTTTAGCGAAGCTAACCACTGAACGTACTGGTAAAGTAGCCAGTCCTGCCATCTGTGCAATATTGCTATCACGTCTAGCTTTGTCTTCTGATAAATAAGCTCTGTTCTCTGCGTCAATACGTACTTGGCGGTTCTTGGCGATTTCTGGCTCGCTAACGCCCCTTTTTCGCATAATGTCGTCTAGCTTGTCGTTGCGTGCTGCCTGCTCGGCTTTATATTTGTCACTCTCTTGTTTTGCTATATCTAGAGCGCGGGTTAAGCTGTCCTGATTTTGGGTAAATAGAGGATTTCTTACAGGATTAGGAAAACTTGGGGCTATTTGTGGTCTATTCTGTTGTTGAGGTTGTTGAATAGCCACTGGTGCCGGCTTTGGCTGTTGCTGTTGGACCTGAGTTTTAAGTACCTGAGTAGGGTTGTTTATGACATTCTGGATTTGGATTTGCTTGTTTTCTTTGTTTACCCAATCTTGTTGACCTTGAGGTGTTAGTACTTTAGGGGCGTCATTGACAGTCTTTTCTGGGATTAATGGCTTTGGCTGATTATTTTGGTTTAGCTGTTGTGTTGCTTGATTAGCCTGTTGAAGGGGATTAGGATTTACTTTTTGCTGAGCTTGGCTGAATATATTAGTACCACCACCTAACCCAGGTGTATTTACACCAGATAGACCGTTTAGTCTGTTAATGTTAGGTTGCTGTACTTGCTGTAATGGCTGAGGGCGTGGTTGAACTGGCGCTTGAACTTGTTGCTCTTTACGTCGGCGCTCATCATCGCTTACCCAACCCTTACCGCTGAAAAAGTTGCCTACTCTCTGGAAAAAGTCCATTATCTCTAATCCCCTCCTAATTTATTTACAGGTATTGATTCTGTCGTTTACGCTCGTCTTCTTGTCTTAGACGTGTATTGTAGATGTTTAATGTTGGGTCATTACCTGCTGCTTGTGGATCTGAAACACCAACTGCTGTATCACCTTCTACCTTGTAGCTGTCTAGGTCTTTTGCGTTGTACTGGACCTTATTACCGCTATATGTACTTTGCTGACGTCCTAGGTTGTCAATTTCGCTTGATAGAGCGTTTGCTCGTCCAAGGTCTGCACGTGCGGCATTAGCGCCATTAGCGCCCTGTGCGGCGGCTTTCTGACTCTTCATCTGAGCTAATTGAGTTAATAGGTTCTGGCGTGTAGTTTGAGATGACTGACGTGCGGCGTTATCTTCGTTTGCTTTCCAGTCGTTAAGCTTTTTGTCTTCATCTGCGTAATCATTCTTAAACTGACCCCATGTGGTGTCGATTTGTTTTTGGTTCTGTGCGTAAGTCTGCCCTGCGCCTGTTCGTTGCTGGTTAGCTTGGTTCTGAACTGCACGACCTGCTAATTGCATGTCTGAACCTACTGCACCCATACTTCCTAATGAACGCAATAGTCCTCGTAAGCCAACTGCTGAGCGGTCATTGATGTTATTGATGTTTGTACGTCGCTGTTGCTGATTTTGACGAGTCTGGTCGTTGAATTGACCTTCTGCCCTATTCCATGAACTCTTTAATTCGTTCTTCTTGGTATTGTACTGGTTGTTAATATTGCCTAAGCGTACACCCAATTGATTGTCTATACGTCCTAGTCCATGTTCTAGCTGTCCAATACCTTGGTCGTATTCTGCCAACTGAGCGGCACTGGCACGGTTACCACCGCCATTCTGATCCTGTGGCTTATTAGGAGTATTCCCCTGCTGGCCTCGCCAGCTGCTATACGACTCTTTCCACCATGGATTGACTGTACGGTTAAGTGTTGATGCAGTATAGCCATTTGAAGTTTGCTCTCTAATGTCTGGTGATCTAAACAAGCCTCGGTTTACCTCTTGGCCCATTAAAAAGTTGCCGTTAAGGTTACCATCATCACCAACTTGATTCAGTAAAGCCTGAGCTTCGGCACGCTTAGCGGCTAACGGGTGATTGTTTGCATGGTACTGCAAGTACTGACGGTATGATGCGTCTCCATTCATAAGAAAAATCTCCTTTCGAGACAAAAGGAGATTTGAGGTTTGTGCTATATGCTAATTACGGTATGCAGAAATGCTGAACGGCAACTAGGGTCGTTTTGTCCTTACTGACACCAAAGCCTGTTTTCTTGTATTTTGGATCTTGTATAGCCTTGCGGTGCGGTTCTGAACTCATCCAGCCTTCAAACGCCCTTCTGCTAGTTGATATAAGGTCGCTTGAAGGATTTGAATTATAGGCACCAACGTAGAAGTTCTCACTGCTACTAGAGCATGACTTGCTTACCCACGCATACATTTCATTTGTAAGTGTGTAGTTAGTGCCAGGTATATTGTGTCGCCTGTATCCTTTAGCTATCATGTCGTCAGATTTTAATTGTGCACTCATACGAACATTCTCATCAAACTCCAACGGCGCTACACCTATACGCTGGCGTTCAGCGTTAACTAGCTCTAATAACTCAGTAGGATCTGCTGGACCAACATCATACTTGCTCTTTGGTTGCTCCTGAGCTATTTTATCGGCTGCTCGAGCTTCTAAGTAAGCTGCTTTAGCAGCCAAGCGGTTTTCTCTGATTTTCCATAGCACACCACCACTCACTACAAGCGCCAGAATAACAGTGATGATTACAGCTTTTTTCATGCTTGCATTGTATCACAACAGAGGTAATTTATCAAATAGATACACCAAATTGGTTGCGATTTTATGCCGTCTGTTTTACACTGTATCCATATCTAAACAAGGACAAAAACATGAAACAATCAGCAGTAAATATTTTTCTATCGTCAGACAGAAACGAGTGGTTTGATTTGTGTATTGAACTAGCTACTCTAATCACCAAAAACGCTGTCGAAATCAGTGAAGACATGGTTAACAATCAACTGTCAAGCTCAATTCTTGCTTGCAGCGATGAAAACGAACTTGAGTACGAAGCGTTGCTTGCTGCACTCAAGGAATTCTATCACGTCTGCGTAATTATACCTCCAGTAATAGGATCATACACCTCTCCCATTAAAGATAGCCAGTCAATCCTTGATATTATATCGCTTCGACTACTTAAAAACTTCTCTGAATTATACGATTATGAATTCAAGGATGACTTAATGACATTATTTATAGGAGCGTACAATATATTCGCACCGACCGATGATTCAATGGTTATCCCTCGACGATTGAATCGTACTCTTGTCGAGTTCTACAACAATAATGCTGAAGATAGTATACCTGATGACAGTGTCATTGTAGACATATTCAATGCCCCGCTCATGGCTGAAACCGTATCAAACATAATGTTGTTATGGTCTGATCTGAATGATCTATCGAAGATAGATATTTAGATATCGGAACCAATCAATAGCTGCAAGGCTAGCATACACCACAAACCCCAAATCTCCAAATTGTAAAAATACTATTAAATTGGATAAGAGCTATCGTCTGTTGTCTGGTCACCAAGAGGGCCTAGTTCTTCGCTCCATACTGACTTGGGCGGCTTCGTATTTATCTCAAACGATCACCTCAGATTGCTACTTATACAACGCTGCGACGCACGCTTCCTTCTTTTTTGGATGACAACGCGCTCTCGTTTTTTAGAGTCACACTTCGTGCTTAATTGTAAGGTTATTGTATCATATATCAAGCAAAAAAACCATTTCGTTGACGTGAACGAAATGGTCTGATCCGTTTATGTTGTAGTCGCTATCTATAGCCTGCACGCCGTGAATATTCGTGTATCTCTTCAGTTATTCTCTCTACGGCGGCGTCATTATCGTCTGCAATGTTGGCTCGGATTAGCCTACGACGTAATTCGGTGAGTTTTTTATCTTTTAGCTGGCGTAATATCTTGTTGAATGTGTCGTGGGCTAATCTGCGCTCGTGACGAGACTTAAGAGGGTCATTAAACACCTTATGTAATCTAGTTAGATCGCCCTCTCTCGTCCAGTCCATAACCTATTAAGCTCCAATCCAAGGATCAGTAACTTCAACCTCTGGGTCTTTGTCGTCCCCTGATGGTACTGCTTCTTCAATGACTGCAATAACCTTCTGCATATTGTCGTCGTTTGTGTTGCCATAAAATTTCTTAGCAACCTCTAGGTGACTTAATCCGCTGTTGTATGCTTCGATGATATCTTCCTTAGATACGCTACGACTTACGATTTCACCGCTAGTTGCAGTTTCTTTTGCGCTGGCGATAATCTTCTCAGCCTCTTTTTTAGCGTTGGCGATAATCTCTTCGGCTGTAAGCGCAGTTGTATTTTTCTCTGCCATTTTATCGTTTCCCTTCTTTGGTCGTAAGGGGCAGTGTTTAACCACCCCTTACAGTTATTAGCTACTAGTCTTTAGCACCAGTCTTAACGTTGATAATCCACTTTGGATCAAGGATTGCCGACGCAAATGCCTCAGCCTTCCAACCAATGGTCATAAACTGGTTGAGTGGGTTAGATGTATCACCCTTGTCTGACTGCTTGATGATGATTTTCTTCAAGCCGCTACCAGCTAAGTCGACAACACCAAATGCCTCTTGACCGTGAATGAAGTTTGAGTAGACAGTCGTTGTACTTGCCTCATCCTTCTGGTTGCTTGATGCTTCGATAAAGCGGACTTTATGCAAGCGACCTAATTCACCCTTGTACAGTTCTGCACGGCCAGTGTACTTCTGAGCGTCAATCCAAGCTGAATCACCAGTAATGTTGTATGCAGTATCTGGACCAACCTTACCAATGAAGAATCCGTCTGCATATGGGATTGCGTTGTTTTTCTTCAATGTACGTACAGCCTTGCGGATTTCTGCTACCGTCAGGATATCGTCAGCAGTAATGCCGTTCAATGCAGTTTTCTTATTTGCAAACTGTACTGTCGCACCCTGGTGCAATACGTCACGGACCAATGCGTCGATTGTTTCACCTGCATTTTGACCCATAGTTTCAATCGTCTCTTTCATCTCGCGATCGATTGAAGTGTTGTACAGCATGCTTGAGATTTTAGTCCACTTACCGTAGCCACGTAGAGTAGCAACGACTTTGTTGCTTCGGATAGCTTCGTCTTGTGGGTTTTCACCTTCTGTCAATGGCGTTGTAGCCAAGCCAAATGGTGATCGTTTTGTAAAGGTAACCGTTGTACCAGAGTTTTTTCCTAGAGTTTTCTTTTTAGCACCTTCTAGGTGAATTGTGCGGGCTTCGCTTCGCTCCAAGAATTTTTCCTCCAGGTATTGGATCATCTCGGCAGAAAGCGTTGCGGTTGTGTTTGTTGCCATGTTATTAACCTTTCTTAAATATCATGTCCTTGCCGACGGAGATATTCTTCCTTCTCGTCTGTAGTAAGCTTGGCGAATGGTTTAACGATCCTAGTGCCGCCTCCACGGAAATCACCAGCGTCATTAATCACAGCGCGTTGCTTAGGTGCTTCACCGTCTTTGTGGAATGACTTATATAATTGATATATATCTGTACTTGAGCCAATGACTTTGCCGTTTTGGTCGTAAACAAGTACACTTTGCAGATACCCGTTTACGGCGTTATCAAGATGTTCATCATACTGATCAGATTCTGGATCAAACTCTGGGAAATCCCTGAGTGCCATATCTGCCTTATATGACAAATCACTTCTTGACGCTTCGACTTGGGCTTTATAAGCCGCTTCCTCCTGAGCTTGTTGCATATTATCTAGTCGCTGTTGCAACTGTAGGTTCTGCAATACCGCCTTAGCTTCAAATTCTGTGAAGAAGTCACCAGTCTCTGGATTCTCCATCTCCATAATCTGATCTATTGTTGGCAATTGTTGTGGCTGTGGCTGTACAGGTTGAAATGTGCTTTCGTTCTGTGCGTCAAGCTCCAATTGCTGGCGATAAGCTCTAGTTTCGTTCCGTTTAGCAACTAATTCACGAATAGCTCGGTTATCCTCCTCTAAGTCGCGTTCTAGTTGTTCACGGCGCGCCTCTTTGCCCCGTTTCGGCTTCCTGTCTTCGTCTGACTCGTCATCAGAATCAGCGTCTTCGCTTTCTTCCTTAGACTTATCGACTTTGACATGTACCACCTCGCCGCTATCTGAGATAACTGCTTTGGTTTCTGGCTCTGAAGAAGCCTCAGAGTTTTGTGTTTCAGCTGACGCCGACTCAGCGTGGGTAGACTCTTGCTCTACCTCTGTATTAACGACTTCTTGGTTTTCTGCGTCTGATGGCACAGTACCCCTCCTTCTCATTAGATTGTTTAAGCGTCGATTGCAGGTGACGAACCTGGGTTGCGTGAGATGCGCTCCTTTGGTTAGCCAATAGCGAGGATAGCTAACCAAAGCAGAGTACCTTACTATGCCGCTTGGTCAATTACACTCTCTAAGAAGCTCCTTTCCTCTCTTAAAATCTCTACAACACGTTTGTTTGCCGATATATAAATAGCTAGTTTCTCTTTATCTGTAATTACTTCTTCTGGTATAGCGTCAGTAGACTTGTAGAAGGTAATGCGCTCATCCCAACGGTCAAGCACCTTTTGCAACTTATTCATATCTTGCTTGATAGCATTGATTTCGGCTTGCTTAGCCTCCTCTACCCTCTTGTCTTCTTCCTCATTTGGCTGATAATATTCTGTACTGCGCGGATATAGATTTTCGTCCATTATTCACCCTCCTTTTGGATAACTCCCATAATCGATGCGATTATTTCCTCTTCTGTAAATCCTTTTTGAATCATGCTTGGTACTTCAGCAATTAGGTTTTCCGGTGTGCCTATCTGTCGTAATTCATCTACAATACTTGGCTCTATATCTTCTTGTGGCTCTACTGGTACTTCAGTAACCTGAGCATCGTCTTCTGCGGGCTGTTCCATCTCGGCTGTAGCTGTTTCATCGGTAGCAGGGACCGCGGCTTGAGTTTGCGCCTCCTGCATTTCTTTCATTTCTTCTTCTGTAACCTTTAGCTCGTCCAATCCATCAATACCAGAGTTAGCAACAATAGCGTTCCATGCAGCTAATTTCTTATCTACTGGTACTACTTGGTTCAGTGACTGACTAGAATCTAGCGTCTGAATCAATGTCTTCAGAGAGTCTAGCTGTGCCGCTTCGCTGTTTACTTTCGTTGTTGACGCGTCAATCTTAAACTTCAGTACTCCCTTAGCTTTTGAGAAGTCTACAGTTGCCTTATTATCGTCATCTAGGACTACACCATCTAGTACATGACCTTTTGCTTCTAGGTCTCGCAATCTCTGCGCAGTGTCTGTGTCTAGCTGGATTATCTCTACACCTTCACGCTCTGCAAAATACAAGTTAATAGCCGTTTCGCTCCACTCCTCAAAGAATGCTTCAAATCCTTTACGTAATGCATTGTCGTCAATAGACAATTGGGCTTGTTGAGTCTTGAGCGCTTGTGGCGTTTTACCGAATCCTGGATTGCCAACCTCTGCGCTAATTGAAGTGTCTGGACTATTGACTAGGTTGAGCATTTGAGACTTCTGCAAGCCGTATAGGTTTGGATAGTCGCGGATTGCTGAAGTATCTACAGACATCGCTTCAATACGTACATTTGGGTTCTTAATTTTGTTAAGACCGTTTGGCTTAAATTCAAGGGTTCGCTCGTTTACGTCGCCGTATACGTTAATAGTTGGACGCAATGCGGCGGCACGGTTGTATTGATAAGCCTGCATATCGCTATCGATCAGGTTCTGTAGAGGACCAATTAGCTCTAAGACGCTACGACCCAGAGGATTGACCCCATCGGCGTCATAAAAATACCAATTTAAGGGTATCTTAGCCCTTGGGTCTTTATTTTTCTTACGTCGTACAATCTTTTTAGTGGCTGGGTTGAAGGTAAAGAAGGTTGCGTTATGACCAATTTGAAAACCAGTTATAATTTCAATACCTGATGGATCAAGTGAGTACTGTTGCTCTGCTTCGCTCTGGTCTTTAGAATCTTTAGCGACAATAGCTTCTTTTATTTCTTCTAGTGCCTTCAAATCCCAAGTTGGTTCGTATAGTGCACCCTCTTTTTTGGCAGTGCGGCGTCGTTCTTTTTCGGCATCGATAAGCTTGTCTACGTCAGTCTTTTGCCACCACGTGCGTACAAATAAATAGTCGCTGTCACTAGCAGATCTTTTGCCAGGTTGAATAAATACATCACGCCATGAAACGATTAAATAGTCTGGAAGTAGCTCGTCATCGTTGTAAGCTACTGGCGTAAAGACACATTGCGACCCAAACGACTCACCATTTTCAATAGTTATCCACACTTTATGGATCAGGTCATATTCGGCGTTGGCGTTAGGTAGGATTTTTTCTAAGTAAACAAATTCAGCAATTATTGGCCATGGACTGTACTCATCAGAAGTAGAGACTACGCCAGTCGGAAGCTGCTGTACGGCACGACGTGCAGACTTAATGATAATTGAAGCTGCTGTACCGTCTGTAGTTTTAGGAAACGCTTTAGGTATTTTAGCGTGTGGCTTATTTCTGGCAAGACGAGAATATTCCTCAAAAGGCTGCGTGAGTTTTTCTGTATAGTCTTTTGAGGCGCTACATAGATCTAGGATGTTTTCTTCTGTTAAAAAAGAGAAAGCCACTGATTACTCCAAAGATTACTGTTGTTTCAGTAAACTCTGGTTTGTTTCAGTGGTTTACGCTTGTATTATATCACATTTTTAATCAGTTGTGAAAATAATCATTTTACCTGTTTAATTTTTGTATATTCAAACACGACATCGAATGATCCTTTGTATGATATTCTAGCGCGTCCATCATAACGGATTGACGGATTGATAAGGCTGTCGTCGTTTTCAATCCTTAGCGTCAACTCGTCAACTTTATCGCGTGCTTCTGCCATAGATGCAACTCGAAAACGTTCTTCATAGTGTAGCTTAGTTGCTATAACAGTATGATTTTGATAACTGTTTTCAACTACTACAGACGTTTTATCGTCTAGCTGCTGTTGTTCTTTGACTTTTCCAAATTCTGGCACAAATTTTTTCATTTTATTCCTCCACCTCAATTATTTTTCCTAGAATATCCTCGTCTGATATTAGCAGATAATCTTTATCGTCAAGCTTTGTCTGTGTTGCTGCGTAATCGCGATAAATAACATGATCGTGCGACTTAAAATACTTGACCTCATCACCAACGTTAATAATTTCTGCTTGCGACAAGTTGTCAACCGCATCCTTTACCAAAAATATTCCACTGGCTGTAGTCTCTGCCGCCTCTAGCTTTTTTGCAAATACCTGATGATTTGCTGGTTTTATTGTTTTCATATTCCCCCTAATTAATTCCACATTGCTGTTAAGTCGCTATCTGCTAATGACTGATTGTATGAGGCTGACCCTACATCATCTTCTGGTCGCTGAGCTAGCTGTACTTGATATGCTAGAGAGTCGCTCGCGTCGTCATTAGTTGCTTTAGGAAACATGCTTAGTTCAAGCTCTAAGTCTTTACATAAGTTAGCGTCGCCATGTCTTATATGATAGATTCCTCCGCGTTCATATCGTGGTACCAGTGCTTCAATCCTCAATGCTTTACTGTGTCCGCCATGCTTCAATAATTCAACGTCTAGATAAACTCCGCGGCGCATCATCTCTTCATCCCAAACAGACTTCAAGGCTTGAGTAAACTGGTTGTCTTCAATTCCGATCTTATGTAGGTTGTATCTCTTCCAGTTTGTAAACATGAGGTCGACAAGGTCAGTCGCGGATAGTTTTGTGCGATAGCATATTACATTCCATTTGCCTTCTCGGTCAATAAAATTAAGGGTTACACCAATGTAGTCAGTGCCTTGCTTTACGTCGTCTTTACCTCGCGGGTCAATCGTCATAACGTTGTACGTGTCAAGCTGTAAGACGTTGCTGAATTCGCGGTATTTGTACCATGCTTGCTTGAATTTGCGATTCTCTTCATCGATTGGGTTCTGCTGATAGAGCGCTGAGAATTCATAACTACCCATCTCTGCGCGTTTTTTTAATAGCTTCTCAAGTGAAAACTTCTCTGGCCATAGAGCCTCACCAGTTTTGCGGTGCGCATCATCTTCAGTAGCGATAGCTTTATATTCGATTATCTTCCAATCGTCGTATGCTTCACCTCTAGCCTTAGCTTCTCGTGAGGCTTTGAGAACACGACCGGCTAGGTCGTCGTCGTGCCAACGCGTAAGAATAAATACGATCATTGAGTTGCCTTCCTCACGCGTTGAGAAGGTTGACTTATACCAGCCGTCGCGGGCTTCGCGGATTACAGGGCTATCTGCTTCTTCACGGTTCTTAAATGGATCGTCGATAATACCAATTTTGAATCCACGACCAGTTAGCGCTCCGCCAACGCCAACGGCGGTATAGCCGCCACCCTCTTTTGTAATCCAGCGACCTTTTGCTCTAGCGTCTGCTCGTAAGCGTGTAGAAAACATCTTGTTGTAAGTAGCGGATTGCATTATATCCCTAGTTTTTTGTCCAAAATCTGACGCTAATTCTGCAGAGTAAGATGAGACTACAATAGGAATGTTTGGGCTTTTTCCCAATACCCATGACGGAAACTTCTGCGTGGCTGTATCGCTTTTGCCGTGCCGCGGCGGCATAAAAATCATCAATCGGACATCTTCGCCTGCAAGCAACCGACGATATCCCTGCTCCAGCTCCTTAGCAATCTCAGCATGAAACCACTCTAGTTGGTACTTTGGATCTATAGCAATGCAGTATTCGGCAAAAGAGCCGTTATCTGCAATTTCTCTAAGAATCCCGACGGTCTGCTCTGGCTTTAAGTAGTTGCTCTGCTTGCTTTGCACTTAGAGCTACTCCTATGTCATTACCGTTTGTAGTCATATCCAACTTGTCGCCGTAAACTTTTGGATTCATCTTAGACATCAGCCACTTGCGTGTGTCGATTCTTAAACGTGACCTCTGAACATTCTCGCTATTGAATATATATCCATCGCCTTCTAACTTCTCCATGTAGTCGTTAGTAGCGTTATCTGCAATATCAATAATCTCTTCAGCTTGTGCATATGATCGTTCTTCACATGCATGCGCGTATTGCTCACGAAACTTATCATTTTCTCGCAACCAGCGAAAAAGTGTCTGCATAGAGACCATATCTTTTTCTTTACATATAGATCGTACTGAATAGCCTTCTGCTATTTTCTGACATATTCTATCTGCTAGTTTGTCAGAGTATTTTGTAGGACGCCCGTTTTTTTTAGGTGTTTTTGTAGGCGGCTTTTTAGAAGACTTAGGCTTGCTTTTGGCTGTAGTTTTGGACATAACCAACATCCTCGCTAGTCGCCTGCGTCTTGTGAGTTAATTAAATTATATCATATTTACTAATTTGATAAAAAAATCTCCAAAAAAGTCATAAAAAGACGGATTATCTTTTGACTTTTCTACGAATTATTTGTAGCGGTGTACGAAATGCCTCAAGCCTAAATATAGGCTCCGAATAAACCCTAAAATACTCAATATAGAATCTTTTTCTGATGTATTTTTTTGCATAATCAATGGCATCATAACGATCCTCAAAGGCGATAATTTCGTTAATAGAGTTTTTTAGAATATAATCGTCGTTGGTCTGTGGATTGATTATTCGAGCGATATACAAGCAACCACTGTCAAAATTTGAACCAACAAGAGTCGCTTCTAAAGGATTTCTATTAATCACAGTTGCTTCTCCTTAATATTTTTATATAATCTTACAATTGCTCGCTTTAGATCGTAGTTACTCATATTCTCAATATCAGACCGACCACCCAACTCTATGTAGATGTTTCTCAAATTTGCTAGGCCTTTGGCATCAGTGACTGCTTTCATGATCTTGCGCTCATAATCTTCATCATCTAGGAATAAACACGACTTTGGCTCAGACTTACTCATCTTACGATCAGGATGTCTTAAATCCATAATCTTGGATTTTGTATAAATTGGATTTGGACACTTCAACCCAACCCGCGGAAGAATATCTCTTGCGAATTCGATATGAGGGCGCTGATCTTCGCCAACAATTACTCTATCGTAACCTGCAATATCTAGAGCCATCATCACTGGATATATGTACATTAGCGCGGTCTTTTCTTTAGCCTTATATTGTGGCATGGCATTCAGTAAGTGGCTAGGTGTTACGGCTAGCAGCTTAGCCAGTAAGGCGGCATCCAATTTCTGCTCAACAACTTGACTACTTAACTTGAACATTCTGAGTACGCTCAATGCTTGCTCCTCATATTCAGGTTCTGACAGTGGCGCATGGTGTTTAGCTATCAGGATGTCTGCCTTGTATTCTATTGCTGGCTTTATCACGCTAACATAATGTCCTAAATGCAATCTACCTGACGGCCGAAAGCCTACTATAGTATTTTTACTCATATCTTTTATTTGTGCACCATATGCTTATTTATTCTTTTTCCACCATTTATATATCTTGCGTCTACTCGTATCCACCTTTGACGCAAGCACCTCATCAAGCTCTTTTCTCCATTTCTCAATGTTTCGGATATGATCGTCTATAATTGGCTTTACCAAGTCATATTCGTATTTGATTGCTTTACGCTTACCGTCGCTTGTGGCTACTCGGAAAACGATATATTCGCCACACCGAACAAAATTGCTCCAATATAATAATCTCTCTTCTTCGTAATCAATTAATTTTTTTAGGATCTCACTGCGTTCTTGCTTGCTATTCTTCATACACTCTCTCACTTAAAAAATATTTATTGATTAATGTTTCCATTTTCATCTCTTTTCAGATATTTACGTGTACCGTCATTGCCTAGGCAATAAGGTGTTTCGTATATAGTTTTTGGTATTTGATATACATAATCTTTACCGAAAACTCTCTGGCAGACTTGAGTCTCAGTTTCTCTTTTTACTTCTAGCGCTTTCTTGTTTTCCTCCTGTCTGGATATTACAAGTCCTATACAGGTGACTACCACGACAAAAAGCAGTATGACAGCTATATCCGCATCGTTATCGTCCTTCATTTTGAATACCTTCCCTTTTCTCTACTAACTCCTTAAATTTCCTAGTAACAGCCTTAAGACGACTAGCCCTGTCGTCTTCCCTTTCTTCTTTCTCAAACTTACAAATTCTACCGTCTGAATATGTTATGATGTAGACTGTAATAACTTTCTTATCGCGAGTTCTATATAGCGTCCTAATAACATCTACAATATACGGACGAGGCGTAGGTACATGGCTAGTTTCTATCTCTATAGATGACTTATCTTTCGTCATTCTTCATCCCTCCAGCTCTCTGGCGTTTCGATAACTTTTTTCATTGTGATCGTCTTTTCTTGCGCCTTGCGTTTGCCGACTTTAATTCCTAGATTAAATTTATCGTTTAGCATTTTCTCAATTTGTTTCTTAGCCTCAGAAATCTCACCACCGACCTCGCGCTGCTCGCCACGCCAAGACATAGATTCATGATCTCTGCCGAGCAAGTATTGCTGAAACAGTATTTCTTCAAGCGTCATCTTCAACTCCTTTCACTTTCATTTCTCCTCCACTAATTCAGAATCTTCGTGAATATTGCCAACGACCTCTAGGTTTGTTAGTTCAAAGAGAGGCTCAGCCACGCCTGCACATTCGCCTACAAAGCCACCATCAGAAAACTTGACCACCCAGTATTCAGTAGGTTCTCCAGTGTCGTCTATAAGGATATCGCCCTCGTAAATCTCTGTACCGTTCTTGTCTTTTAGTCCTGTATATTGCTCAATAGCAATCTCGTCTGCCTCAACAAGTTTTCGGTCATAAAAAGGCTCCTCTATAAGAACGGCTGTATAAACTCCATTCACGTCAAATCGTAATGATTCAACCTGACACATTTGTTTATATGGCTTGTACCAAGCCCTAACTTTTATTTCACGCATCTCTCAAAGTCCCATAATGGTTACTTGGTATTTCATTACCACCAGCTAGGATAAGCAAGTGAACAATGTCTTTTAATTCTCGATTGTCATGAGCGCTACGAACACATGTTGTTGGATTATCGTAATGATGGGCATTCTCGTTGATGTGCTGCTCGGCGGCTTTGCCAGTAAAGTACATGACCGCGCCATAGTCTTTGCCGGCTTTGTTGTTATCTAGGATCGTCCACACTGGCATGCTAGTGGATCGATTATCTTGATTGACCAGTTCGTCGCTCAGGGCTTTAATGCGCCACAGCAAGGCTTCTTCAGCTGGATTTTCTGCTATAATTTTCATTTAGATCTCCTTTCCATTTTTGTAGCATTTCGAGTAACCCATTTCGCCACCTGCAGATTTACAGCGAGCTTCAGTGTTCATATTTTGAAGCTCTTGTTTGCACATTTGAATCATCCAAACAATAAATAGACATCCAGCAATAGCTACTAGCGTCGGTATCATAAAAGCAGCTACATTGCCCCAGTTAATATTAAACTTCATTTCTCCTCCAACAGCTGATCATGTTCTTTAACCAGATCCATAATACTTTCGACAAAATCGCTCTTTATGCAACTAACCTCTTTGTAAAAATCGTCTGGATCGACTTGCTTATGCTCGTACATCAGGGTTAAATCACCAATCTTAAAAGATAGATTGTCTACAACAAACTTGATACGAGTCATTAAATCTTCGTCTGTCATTATTTCTCCTCCACTAATTCAGGGTTTTCGTGAATATTACCGATAACCTCACGTCCGTCACTATCAACGTGTTGTAACCAATAATTGTTACAATCATTCTCATCATCTTCTAAACTGAACCACTTAAAGGCAGCAGAGGGTGGATAATACCGCACAATACCATTTTCGTATTCATACCCGTTGTTACCCCATAGCCGTAAGGAGACAATGTCGCCCTCATAAATCTCTGTACCGTTTTTGTCCTTTAAGTTAGTGCACTGCTCGATAATGAACCATGGCGATAATAAATCGCCCGGCGGTTGTACTGCTCTGCTATGCTTACCGTCCACATTAAATATTATTATGAAGCCGTCGGCTCTAATAGAAGCGTCATCAGGGTTAAGATATTTATTTTGGCGGTTACCCCAGGCTCTGAACTTAATATCACGCATTAGATTTCCTTTTCTACATTCCATTGTTATAGCTTTTCATTATCTACACAATTTCGTGTAGTTTAATTCAACCTTTCAACCTTAACGTTATCAACACAATGCCAAGGAGACGGGACCATCGTAAACACCTTGCTGCTTGTAACAACCACCTTGATATTCTTGTCTTTGGCGGCTTCATTCACCAATTTAATGTATGGTGAATTTGGCGGCAGACAGAACTTACTAGTATTTTCTCCTGTTACCACAGTATTTTCTGATGCGCGAACCCTAAAGTATGTGTTGCCACCGAATATGCTATTGTTTTGGTTGTTATAAACAATTCCAGAAGCTATAGTTTCAGAAGTTTGCAACCGTACTGAAAACAGCAAGTAAAGAGGCACTGCAACTGTTAATGCTGCTAGGATATATTCCCAAAAAATTCTTAGTTTAGACATATCAATCTCCTTGTCTTATCGTTTAATTCAACCGCAGAACTGGATAGCTATATAAGGTGATGATTTGCCGAGTTTTAATTTCCTCGAATGTGAGGGAATTAGGTTTCGTAAAGTCACATCACATGCCACGTCACTTTGCTTTAAGTCGGATTTGGAACTCCCGTCACCGAACATTCCACGTTCTGCCCCAAATGCGCAGTTTGAGGACTTACCGTTGGGTATAGCGTCTACCTATTCCGCCACTTATATAGCCAGTTGACAACACCAATTTGTATATCATTAAGTGAGTTAATTACTTTAAGGTTGATGTTGCCAGTTGATAGCACGAGGGATGCAACAATTGCGCCTCTACGGCGTTGGTCATTTTGGAACACTCATGCTACCAGTTGAACAGACGATCTGGGTGGGCAAAATGGTCATCTGTCCAGTTCTGCGGTCGATGTTAATGTTCGTTCAAGCACAGGGTGCTAGCGACAGAGCATTTTACAAAGACACGATACGTATACTCGGGTTTTCCCTCTTTGCGCTCTTGCGGTGCCGTTGCAACGGTTTCTGGTTTGTCATAACCATGAAAAGGACCACCTTATCGCCAGCATTCTGTGCTTGAATTTTTAATGTTCTAAACCATTTTTCCCAAGTGGGGAAATTGGTTTCTACTGGGTACGATTTGTACCTGGTTGCCCAGTTTATTGACATATGGCAGGTCATTGGTTAATGGTGTTTATACATTCAGTATTTTTATAATAATTGCAATAATCGCAATTACGAACGCTATGAGCAAGGCGGCAATTCCAGTAAGTATTATCACACCAATCCAACCGACTATCGCTTCTGGTTGCATTATTTTTCCTCCTTACCCCCGTAGGGTACATTTAGCTTTCATTTGTATCGGACTGGTCTCTCCACTCGTCTAAATCTATATCTTCACCATCCACTGCTATCTCACAGTCTAGGATAGATAAGTCCTTGTGTTGCTCTGGTGCGCCATTTTGGTATGCCCAGTACATGGTGTCATCGGCAATTTCATAAGCTTCATCTTGATTGCTGGCTTTCACTGATAAATAACAGTCTAAGGTTATTTTTACTGGAATACTAAACTCTTTCATTTTTCCTCCTTAATTCCAAAATAAATCTTCCAATCTTCTCGGTTTTCCTCAATAGATTTTTCAGCTTCTTCTCTGGTTGCGTAGTGTACAGGTTCACCACTGTCATAGTATGTAATTTTAAATATGGCAAGAGCTTTACATTCATAGTCATAAAAGACAATCCAACCGCCTTTGCCATTCTCAAAGTCTGGCTCAAAGGTCGAGGTTTGGCGCAGTCTGACTTCTGCTAGTTTGCGCTCGCGGGCTAGCTCACACTCGCCTGAGGTACGATAGGTATTGCCAAACTCAAAACGGCTAAGGTGATACGAGTCATCTTCATCAAAATATGTAAAATTAGTATTGCCATTCTCATCAAGATACCAAATCTTATCACCTCGCTGAGGCTTCCAGTGGATACTATCTGTCGGTTCTTTGATTTCCTCAAACCACTCTGTGAGAATGTTTGGAAACTTTTTCAGGGTAGTTTCGTGGTAAATCATTATTATTAAGCCCGTTTCTGTGGTCTTTTGGTTTTCTGGAGTACCAGCAATAAGATTTCCCGTTTTAGAGATATATGCTAACTGTCCAGCTTTGAAGGTCGGTAAATCTTTAAGTAGTTTATAACGCTTCATAATTACTCCTTAGCCAACTTAGGTCGTTCGCCTTCGATTCGACTGTCTAGTATTTGATTGATTCGGTGAATAATATGTTCTCGTTCGTTTAATTCTTCTAGAGCTGCATCCTTCATTTCTAGTAAGTCGATAGTACTCATTTCGTCTAGTGATTGATAATCGTCCTCGTAATAAGGTTGTGCTACTTCTCTTTCCACGTCTTTTCCTCCTTTTTCCATATATCATCCTTCCTGAATTCTTTTAGCCATTCTTCATCTTGCTTAGCTATGTTGTACTCTGAGATAGCTACAAGACCTAGAATTAGTGCTATAAATATTATCCAAATTAGTATGAACATTCTTTTTCCTCAATATCTGCAATATGTTTCTCTAGTTCGTCATCTGGTACAATACCCTTAAAGATATTCTTTACGAGTTCCTTTGATTTTTCATTGATAATTTTTCCTGATAAATCGCCTAAAGCTTCTAGTGCAGCAAGAGTAGCCCCTATATCACCAGGGTCTATGCTGACGGAAGTGTCGGCTTTGTAATGACCGTTTTTTTCACTAAATATCTTGATACTTACTTCTGCTACTGGTTTTTTCATATATCACTTCTCCTTGTAGTATTAAATTGTTTTATGGGAAGAAAAGTCTGGCTGTTACTAGATTTTTGATTAAGTAGGAGACTTTATGGAGTCTAGTCATTTAACCACACACTTTACAAATTTCTACGCCAATGGTTCAAACGTAGATCTGGGCACCAGACTTTTTAATAATTGTCTGATAGTGCGCTAATCCACTCTTTGACTACCTTCATGTCAGACTCTAAGTCATTTATCCATTGATCGGCAGAAGGTATATCTTCTCTGTTGATTATGAGTGAGTCTACAGTATTGCTCATGGCTTTATATAACTTCCATAACGCAAGTACTGCTTTCTTTCTTTGAGTTATCATCTAGACGCTCCTTTTCGCTTATAACACTTGCTACTTTTCTGATATACGACTTCATATGTATATTCAGGGTGGGCTGGTAACCACACCTTCTCTAGGATCTTACGGCGCCATTTATAGTCATCAGTTTCTACGCCTTTTGCTTCGCGTAAAGTGAATGATCCGTCTAGATTATGTATTCTAAAGTCTACTTTGTGACGATATGGGAATGCTGGATTGCCGTTTTCGTCATAGACCCAACCTTCTATCCTGTATTGAGTGTCATAGTCTTTTATCTGGCCGAGATTCTTTTCAATTTCTAGCTCGGCGGCTACTTGTGCTTCAAACTTTGAATCGTATATCTTACCATTCATCTCGGTACGCTTAGCACCATATTTATTAGTCTTACCAAGTCTGCCTATCTCAGTACCACAATTACGACAAGTGAGTCTTCCTCTGGATATCATGAGATGCTTAGATTTACACTCTGGGCAAGTAGCTACAGCCTTAATGCTTTCTAAGTCAAACTTTTTGTGAGTTGCTCTTATATACATTACTGCTTACCCTTTTGTTTACGACGCATACGATCGCGCCAATTGCGAAGACGTTTTATTAGATAGTCTTCACTTTCTAGTTTTTCGTACTCTAGCTTCACTCCAGCTAGTAAACTTTGTTTATCAGCCATTATAGATTCTCCTTATACGCCCCTGTGCGATATGTAGTCCATGCTTTATAGCCTTGAGACTGCCAAACTCGATAAGCAACTCTTACAACTGTTGCGGTGTCGTTCCTATCATCGTGAGGTTGAAAATGCAGACAGCCAACCTGCAATACACCATAGCTACCAACACATACTCCGTGATTCTCAGAGTTGGTAAGATTATGATTAAGCGGATTACAGCTTCTATTCTCAGCCTTAGCGATAGCTAGCATTAGACTAACATCCCATCCTGAATATTTTGACAGTTCCCGTCGAACCAATTCGCAGCCCGATACCGCAACTGATTTTGGTTGCGGCACGGTTGGCTCGACTTTCGGATCTGTCTTTGCAGCGCTTTTATCTATCTCGGAAATAGCTGCAGACTTCCGAGTTACTTTTTTAACTGTAATGTTGCTTGACGGACCTTATTATCCACTTCCTCTGTCTTATTGATCTGATATTGAATACCCGCGTAAAATGCTATAGCGGCAGTAATCATGATAATTAATAAGATTGATTTAGCTTTTTCAAGCAATTGCTTCCAGTTGATATTACTCTTTTTTGATTCGTTGATATTTTTTGTATTATTTTTCATTTTATTTCTCCTTTATTGTTCGCTTAGCGACTGAGTTAGTGGGTGGCGGCTTTTCTTAAATTTATAGATACTCACGAGACGCACCCACCGACACAGCCGCTAATAGTTTATT